ATGAAAAGGTACATAAAAGATCCAGGTGGTTCAAAGATGATTTCCGATCCAGGTACAGGAATGGGGATTTTGGACCCAGGATCAGGCGGGGGATATACAACTGATCCAGGTGGTGGGATGGGTATGTATGATCCTGGGGCAGGTGGAGGATATATAAAAGATCCAGGCACAGGAATATAAAAAAGAGAGCTAAGCGCTCTCTTTTTTTGTTGATAAAAATCTGTTAATTTTTACCGTTGCGATTGGAAATGTTTTCTACTACAATCGACTCATAACAGCTCGTTATGAGTTTTAAGGAACTTTGCATATAAAACGAGTTGTTTACAGAATTGTTCTCGTTGAGATTCATCCAGGCCTGCGAAAACCGTTTGAATTTCATCGAGGGCATTTGCTATGTTTTTTTCATGAGGTGTACTCGTTCTACCCATTAACGCATCAACAGAAACACCTAAATACGTTGCAATGCGATCGAGAGTGTCGAGATCAGGTTGATTATAGTTAATTTCTAAATTGCCAACTTGACTACGACTTAACTGTACTTTTTCACCGAACTCTGATTGAGTAAGGGAACGACTTGATCTAAACTTCTTTAAATTTTCTCCAAATGTATTCATAGTTTTAGTATAAATACATGAGAATTTTTAGACTATACATGTCATGAAATTTGTCTTTATAATAAAAAGTATCATACAAATTGACATTCTAACAAAAATATATAGAACAAACGTTCTTTTGATGGTAAAATATTCTTAATGAAAAATAGAATTTTTGAAAAAAACTTTCTCAACATGATTTGACCATAATCAGAACGAACATTCTAAATCTTATGATAAACTGAATTTAACGAAAGAAGGAATAAAAAAAGACCCACGGTGTTATAGATGTGAGGCCACACAGCTATAACATTTAACCCTAGCCTAGATAGGGAAAGTTTCCATGAGTCAGTACATAGTATAGCATACTTCATAAGTATAAAGAAAATTATGATTCATTTTCCTATTGAGAAAAAAGGGATATGTTTTGGGTTCTGATTTGGGAGGGGATTTTAGAATGAAGAGCTTTATCAAGAACTTACAGGAGCATATCAATTATCTTAAATTGGATATTGGTACATTAGCTAAAAAAGCAGAGATTGATAGAACTAATCTTAATAGGATTTTAAATGGGAAAATTAAAGAAATGAAGTTAGAGTCATTCTTATTAATTGCTTCCGACCTGTATCCAAATTGGACAGAACGTAGAAAGAAAATTAGAGAATTTATATTGCTTTGCGAGAGTGATTTAAACATAAAAAAGGCACTGTCTTACTGCCAAACAGTCGGTGAGTATCAATTAATGAAAAAAATAATAAAAAAACATATTAGCAGCGATAAAAAAGGGAAAATAAACAAATATCTACATTTGTATGATTTATACAATCAAAGAAATTTGAACAAGTTAGAAGGAGAAGAATTACAAAGGAAATTAGATGAATTACCATATTCTAAAAATGTTGACTATCAAATAATAGTAGACATGTTACATGGGTTTGCTCTGTATGATAGTAGTAATTTCATGGCAATGGTCCCGTATTCTAAAAAGATCGATCAAAACTTACCATTAGTAGAGAATGCATTTATAAAGAAACATTTGGATTTGCAACATGATGATCGTAAGTCTCATATTAATTTGTTTAGTAATAAAATAAAAGAATGCAGGGACATTTGTAATAGTATAATAAAATCTGCCCCGGAAGATTCAGTTATAAAGGCTAAAGCGTTGAGTTGCTTAGGGGAGTCATTTATATTTGAAAATCCTTTTCAGGCGGAAACGTACTTTTTGGAAAGCCTAAAGTTAATAAAAAAATTAGGTATTACTACTTATAGTAAAATGTATCGTGCAGTTCATAGCACATTAGCTTTTTTGCGAATTGAGTATGGAATAAATGTAGATAAAATAGATTGGGATTTTGTAGGAGAAGCGGAAAAAGCATTCTTTGATGCTAAATTTGGTTCAGGAGTTAAAGCTAGAGCTTATTTTGAAGACTTAAAAAAACAAGGAAAAACTTTGTCTGCTTTTAAATTATATTATTTATTTTTTGTAGATAGAAATGATATAATGGTTCTCAAAGAGGCTTTAGAAAAATTCGCTAATAATGGGAATGTATTCTATTCAAATTTGGTAACACGTCTTTTAATTAAAGAGGGAGTGAAGTAGGTTGAAAAAAATTATTCTTACAATGGTATGTGTTTTAGGACTACTAGGAGCAGTTGAACAAAACAAAGATACTTCACAAGCACATTCAAGTAAAGTAGAAACTACATATCTAATGGTTGATCCAGGAACTCATTAGAAATTTATAAATTATTTTTCAAGACGCTACTACTAAGTAGCGTCTTGAGTGCTTTTTAAGGGGTATGCATTTTTGAAAAACGTTACAAAAATGCACAGTTTGTTAAAAAATCACATAGTTATTGGGATGGAGGAGTTCGGCTTGTTAGTAAGTGGCGAAGAAAAAATAAAATCCATGATTAAATATTTATTAGGGGATAAAGTCTCAGAAAATGACACTCTTCATGCTTTGAAAGAAATACATAAACAAGGATTCATTACAGATAATGAATTAAGGGAAGTCATGCACCAAATGGAACCAAAAAAAGGACTAGCCTCATGCTAATCCTTTTTTTCTTGTTTTAACATTCTTTGGATAGCTACTTCTAAAAGCGCTTTGACGCTTTCAATCTCTTCAGAAGACAACTTTCTTCCATCCCAATGCAATTCATCACTTTCAAATATTTCTTTTATATTATTGCTACTTTTAATGGAATTATCACTTTTCCCGAACAAGTAATCAGTGGGAACATTGAAGAAATCAGCTAATTTTTCAATATTCTCGCGTGAGGGGATTTTCGTCCCTTTTTCATATTTGGAAATAGTTTGCTTGCTGACGCCGATATTTTCGCCTATTTTCTCTTGTGTTAGTCTTCGTTCTTTTCTTAACTCGAATATTCTCTCCCCTATGATATTCATCTATAACATCCTTTCGCGCTACTTGTAAAAAAGTATCTAGTTTAAATGTAACAATGAGTAGCCCTAATGGCAACGTAAAAATAAAAAATAAATTTTTGAAAATAAAAAGTTGCCTTTAGGGCTACTTTTGGTTATACTAAGTTTAGAAGTTGAAGGTGGTGACTTAAAATGCTAAATACACAACGAATTAAATCTCTAAGACAAAAAAATGGTTATTCTTTAGAATATGTTTCAAAGGCTTTAGGTCTGAAATTCAAACGTTCTTATCATAACGTTGAAAAAGGAGAATCAGGATTATCGGTAGAGAAATTAAAAAAACTTTCGGAGCTTTATGGTGTATCGATCAGTGATCTAATAAAGTGAGAGAGATTTTTTTTACAACTAAAGTCGCCCTATAGACTACAAATAAGGGCGACGTTATAAGATAGTGTATCCATATTTAAACTTAAAAAAATGATTGGAGTGAAAAAACATGTACCAAATTAAACAACTACCATTTTCACTGAAAGCGGATGATGTACAGGAGTTCTTAAATATTTCTCGATCAGCCGCATACGCACTTATGAAGAGAGAGGATTTCCCAACAATCGTAATTGGAAAAAGCAAACGCGTTAAAGCGGAAGATTTTCTTAAATGGGTAGAAGCACAAAAGGTAGGGACAAATGCTAGTTAAAACAGAATTTCAGATTTTTAACAAAATTACCGTTTGATAAATAAGGAGGTGATTTAGTGGAAGATACAACATCGTTAGTAGTATTCGCAATGTTTATCGCATGCAGTGTATGGTTGCTTTACATTACTTACGAACCGATAAAACGATGGGCTTGGAGTGATGGAAAACAAAATAAAAAGACCCATGGCAGTGGGTCCTTTGAAAAAAATAAGTTGTTATAAGTATATCACGGAAAGTAGGGAAATAGTACATGGATTTAATTGAATATCAAGTGCTATTACCTAGTAAGTTCTGGGAATTAGCAAGAAGCGAAGATAGATTAAAAGAAATGATCCAAAAGTATTTCAAGATTGGTTATCCGCATTATGAAATACAACGTATTATCCAAAGTGGACAAGCATATGTGGCGATTTGTACGAGGAGGTAAAACAATGGGGATTTTTAGAGTTAAGAAAGATGTTAATTATTCAGTTATTCATAATACACCATTACGCGATGAGAAATTAAGCTGGAGAGCAAAAGGGTTATTGGCATATATGCTTTCTTTACCAGATGATTGGACGTTTCATGCAACTGAACTCAGCCAACACGCTAAAGACGGAAAAGAAATAACCACCAAAACTATACAAGAATTAAAAAAAGCAGGGTATTTAAAAAGGTATCCTGTTCAAAATCCAAAAACAGGGAAAATATCACATTGGGAAACAGCAGTTTACGAAGTCCCATCCACGGAGTCAGAAAACCAGTCAGTGGAAAAACCAGTCAGTGGAAAAACCATTCGACGGGAATCCAATGACAGGGAAACCAGTGATATGGAAAACCATCCAGTGGAAAAACAGACACTACTAAGTACTGATAATTTACCAAGTACTAATAAACGAAATACTAATATACAAAGTAGTAGTAGCATCTTCTCTTTCTACGAAAATAATTTCGGGATTTTAAATTCATTCATAGCCGAAAGTATTTCACAGTGGGTAAACGATACAAGCGAAGAACTTGTACAAGCAGCGATGGAACGTGCTTTGAAACAGCAGAAGAAATGGAATTATGCTGAGGGCATTTTAAAACAGTGGGTTAACAATAACGTGAAGACTTTAAAAGATGTTGATGCTTTAGAAACTGAATATCAACGAAATAAAGGAGTGAAAAAGCGTGTCGGAATCAATCGGAAGAGTGATGACTCGGATAGTGAATACATCGGCTTGTAGTGAAGAAACGGAAGGGTATACATGCGAACACTGTAATAAATATATCGCAGCAATTACTGTAGAAGTTCCGCAGTTACGCATTAAAAATAAAATACTTCCTACATGTGAGTGTGTTGTAGAACGTGAAGAAGCCAAAATACGTGAAGCTCAAAACTTTGCTAAGAAGAGAGAAATAGAAAAGTTGTTTAGTATCAGTAACTTAGGAGAAAGGTTCTCCAAAAGTACATTTGAATCGTTTCTAGATAGAAATGGATCAGAGACAGCTTATAAAGTTGCAGTGAAATACGTGAAGACGTTTAAAGAGTGGAATGGGGAATCGTTAATGCTTTGGGGAGAACCTGGTAATGGTAAAACACACTTAGCAGCCGCGATTGTAAATGAGCTTTCTAAAAAAGGATACATTGTCGTATTTCAAAGCGTTCCAGAATTATTACAACGTATTCGCAGCACATTCAATAGTGAAAACAAAGAAAATGAAACACAAATTATGAGAGCACTTTTAGAATGCGACTTACTTATATTAGATGATATTGGGGCAGAAAAAACTACGGAGTGGGTAGAAGAAAAATTGTTCAATATCATTGATGGTCGGTACAGAAAAGAACTTCCTACTCTGTATACGAGTAATTTAGAACCAAAAGAATTGAAACATCAAGTTGGTAAACGTTCATATGACCGAATGGTTGAAACAAGTCTAACTGTAAAAAATGAAGCCGCTAGTTATAGAAGAGAGATAGCGAAGCAACGTTTACAAAAGTTTATCGAAGTATAAAAGGAGGAATAAGCATGTGTACATTATGTCATGATACAGGAATTATTCGTAAAGAAATTTATCCAGGTGTAATTGAAACGAACGGTTGTAATTGTGAAGTGGCAAAGCAACAGCAAGAAGAAAATGATAAGCGTTGGAAAGCGTACTTAATTAAATTCGAGTTAATGAAACAAGAATTACGACGTAAAAAGCAACAAAAAGTTAGCTAACAAGAAAAAGGAGGATTTCAGTCGTATGAAGCCTACGAAAGTTGAAATCGATGTTACTGATAATAAAATTTATGTGGTTAAAAATGGTGAGGTTACTCCACTGAATCCTCCAGTAACAGGGTTTGGGGAACAAGTAATCACTTGGCAAGGTGGGAAAGTTGATCGTGTATCAACTACAATCACTGAAAAAATTAAATAACTGGGGATGCGATTATGAAGCAATTAACAATTGATGACGTTATAGGTAGTTTCAACTACAACGCGATAAGCACCAGTGAAAAGTTTTTGAATCCAAGCTATGAAGTCCATTTTTACGATAAAGAGGAACGGCAAAAGATGGATTGTTTTGATGCTAAAACTGAAATCGAAGCTTGGAATGCAACAATAGAAGAGCATGGAAAAGGTATTCAGAAGATTAGGATAACTTATTCGAATCGTACTAGAGCTGAATTTTTGGCACTAGATTAGGAGGGACAATTGATGGCTTTCAATCGTTGGTTAACTGATGAGGAATATCAGCAAGCTGAATCAAACGGTATTAGTAGAAGGGTTCTTTACATGAGAATGTATAGATACGGTTGGGACTTACAAGAAGCATTGACTACACCGCCGAGAACATATTGGCATATGGGCGAAGGGAAAGAAAATAAGTGGTTGAAAATAGCGACGGAAAATGGAATTAATTCAAGTACTTTTTACAGCAGGGTAAATAATGGTTGGGACCCTAAAGACGCGGCAAGTATTCCGACGCGTAAACAAATTGATAGGAAGGAACTTGTTAAGATTGCTGAATCCAATGGCATAAGCGTAAGTACTTTCAGATCTAGATTGAGTTATGGATGGGAACCGATAAAAGCAGCTACAACACCAGCTAAGTCTAAAAATAAAAATATTAGTTAAGAGGAGTAGATGAAAATGAAAGTTATGGAAAACGGTGTATTGGAAGCAACGAAATTAATTAGTGAAGCAAGAAAAGAAGGTCAAGTTATAAAAGAGGCTACTGTTTTACAGATTGCAAGCATTTTATCAATCGGCGAATTAAACGATTATCAAGAAGCAACTTTACGCACTTGGAATAACAAAACTGATTTTGGAGGACGTGTTTCTAATGCGGCTTTAGGACTTACAGGGGAAGCTGGTGAAGTTGCTGATATTGTTAAAAAAGCAATTTATCATGGGCATGGTTTTCAACCATCGCATTGCCCAGGAGAAGAGGACGGAAATACTTATAAATTAGCCTTAGAGCTTGGTGACATTATGTATTATGTTTCGATTATGGCGCACGAACTGGGATATACGTTACAAGATATTGCTGAAATGAATATCGCAAAATTAGCTAAAAGATATCCGGATGGATTTAGCCGAGAAGCAAGTCAAGCGCGTGTTGATGTGGAGTAAGACCAAATTTGAATTTTATTAAAAAGTGAGGAATGAAAATGAAATTCTATAAAGTAACTTCAGAAGGCATTTGGACCACTATAAAAGTTATTGCAGCTAATAGTGAATATGAAGCGATTGGATATTTTGTTATGGAGAATCAGAAGGAAGGTAATGAATTAGAAGAAATTAGCGTTCAAACAATGGAGCCTAATGAAAAGATTGAATGGGAATGCATCGGATTTCCTGTTTATAAAACAGTGGAAGAAATTTATAAGAAAAAAGAAAGTAAGAGCATTCCGTGCATTGTGGTTGGATTATTAGAAAACTAAACAAAAGCGTTATTTGAATAGAAAAGGGGAATGAGAAATGAATACAGTGACTATTAAATTTGGACAAGGTACAGCAGCTTGGAAGGATATGCAAGAAGTATTGAAAATTCTACAAAAAAAAGGTTACACAGTACAACCATATAAAAAAATCGGAACTGTCAAATTAACTAAGGAAATTAACATGGAAGAAATATTAGTACAAGGCAATATTACAGAAGATCTAAAAAGATTAGGTGTAGAAGCTACATGTACTTATGGTTATGAAGAAACATTGTATCAAGTATACGAGGTTTCAGATGAAGATTTCAAAAAGATGAGTGATGATGCAAGTACAAGAAGTATGAACGATGGTAATTGGAAAGATGGCGGATGGCGCTGGTGTGAAGGGAGTAATCAAGGAGAGCCAAATGCGACACTAATCGTCAAGGGTAAAGAATTACGTTGCTGGGCAGAACCAGTTGAAGACGATGAAGAGGAAGAACCTTATTACAGCGACTATATAGATTTACTGGAATATCTCGAAATGGAAAAAGGTTGTTCTTCTTTCAAAAATGTGTGTGCGTTAGCTAAAGACTTAGCAAAATACAACAATATGACAATGTCTGAATTATTCAGAAAGTATCAAGGGTGGGATAAAGAAAACTAAACAAAATAGTTATTTGAAAGAGAGCCGGTGATTATATGGGAGATCGAATGTGCCCGGATTGTAATGAAATGAGTTTGGTTGAAAAAAGTCTCACAAAATGGAAGTGCCTAAATTGCGAAGAGGAATTCACAACGAAAGAATTAGATGCGGATGTTGAGTTTGATTAAGTAACCGGTGATTTGTAACAAAACCCTTATTTGAGGAAAAGAGGAACGACGATGAAGAAACAAAGGTGGAGAAAAACAAAAGTTAAAACTTGTTACTTATGTGACAAGAAATTAAATATAAACCAGATCTGCGGCATAAATGATTGGAGTTATAAAAACAAAATTTTGTATTGGTGTGAGGATTGCGTAGATTATTAAAACAAAATCGTTATTTCATAGCAAACAAAAAAGAGCACACATGTAAGTATGCTCTTTAACAAGAAAGGTAGATTTCTATGAATGGATGCCTCCATACAATAACATATGCTTGTCCAGTTAAAAGGTAAAAAGTTTTTAAAGAAATTATAATTTAAATAAAAGAAACCCCGTTTATCTACGGGGCTTCTAAGGGTAAATGTCAAGTAATGACGTACTCGACTAATTAACCATATCATGAATTTATTGGTAAAAATACTGGTAAATGCGTCCAATTAGTATGGTCATCAACTTGAATAAAAAGGTTATTTTAGTTGTAGTTTAACAAAAAGGACCCGCTATAAATAGCAGGCCTTTTCCTAAAATGGCAAAGAGTAACTCTTACCTTACTCTTCTACTATATAATACACCATATTTGACTGTTTGTGTAGAAAAATGTCGAAATATGCAATATTTCATGTCGATTATAAGAAAACGAAGAAGTGAGACCGATAATTGAATAAAAACGCTATTTGAGTAGAAAAGGATGTGCAGTTTGAAATCTGAAGAAGTTAAACAGCTTATTACTGATTTAGAACGTAGAAAATCAGGTTTAAAACGGATCCAAAATGGCTTTTCAAGAATTCATAGTGAGGAATATCGTGATGGTGTTAATAAACAAATAGGAATTTTGGACCAAGTAGTAATGAGATTGAATTGGGTTATGAGGGATGAAAGTAATTAATATAAAAATTTCATTTTGTAGAAAAGGAAGATGTTAAATGTACTTTATTGATAAAGAAGAAGATTTAATCGGAAAAGAAATAGCTTTTACACACATGGCTCAATTTGCTGAAGCTATTACGATTGTCACAAAGGATAAGGGAATCTTTGTAGTTGAGCAATGGCGCGAAGATGATCACAGTGAAATGCATGCTTACAGTAAAGGCAACGCTAGAGCTTATATATTAAAAAAGGATTGGTTAAGAAAAACATTGCATGAAAAAGGAATAATATCTCATGAAGAAATTGAAGAGTATGAGAATCAAAGACGATTAGAACAACAAAAACAACAAGAGGAATATAAAAGAAAACGAGAAGAACAGGAAAAAATAACTTATGAACGATTGAAAGCGAAATTTGAAGTTCCTAAAAATTAAAAGAGCAGCTAGCAAAAGCTAACTGCTCGGTTCTCCAAGGGGGAACAAGGAGAAAGTAACTTAATGGGTTGTTTACAGTATTGACGGAATATTGAGTTTTATTCAGTAAGGATTGTAAATCTGTTCAATAAAATTTGATTGAATCTCATGGAAATATATTCGATTCATTTATAAATGATCATAGCTTTAACAATTTCATAATAGTATTTCTTCCATGTTATTGTTTGATCGTTTTTAGCAGTTAAGGTTAGAAAAAACTTAAGCATTATATTATCACCCTTTCTTAAGTTTAATTTTATAAGGGAATATACAAAATTAACATTTTGTATGTAATGAATATGTATAAGTATTTTGATGTATGAAACTAATAATCCTTATTTTCCTAGCAAATGAAATTATCAGAAAAATTTTACTGACAAGAAAATATCTTCGGGGTTTTTAACAAAATAATCCTTTGAATAGAAAGTGAGAAAAATATGTTACCAAATAACAAGATCTATAAACATTTATTCTCGTTACTTATCGCCCTTCATGTGGGATTAGCAATTATAGCAGCGATACAGCAGAAGTGGTGGGATGTAGCAGACACGTTAGGTGGAGCGACACTTTTGATAGCCATTGTACTTGTAATTGAACATGGTCAAGTTAAAAAATGGGCAGCAATGCTGTTCACTATAACAGCTATTGAGAATGGATTAGAAGTTGCAAATCAATTTTTATCACAAAAATATTTAGATTCACTTTGGGATATAGCTGCGATAGTACTGTGTGTGTATTGGATGAGGCAATATTACGTTGAAGAATAGAAAGTGAGGTTAGGAGAATGAAAGCTTTGAAGAAAAGAAAAATCAGAAAAGCGATTGCTCGTCGTGCAAAAGATGTTGAGAAGTATCAAGTTAATAAAGCTTGGAGAAACATTTTTGTACAAGCTGGTATTTTAAAGTAAATGTAAACAGAATACAGTCCGGCTAGAAAACTAGAGGACACCAATTCATTAAAGCAGCAATGAAGGCTGTTTTAGGAATAGGTGTCCTTTTTATTTTGAAAAGGGAGATGGGGAAATATGAAGGCACTAAAAGACCAATTACGTGAGTGGAAAAAGCAATCGAATCACACAAAAAAGAAAACGAAGGAAAAACGAAAAGAGAAGTTAAGCACTCGTGATATTGAAGGTTTAATGGGAATCCATGGGCCTCGTTATGAACGTAGACGCGGAGCTTTAAGACAAAAGTAATTTAAAAATAAAAAGGAGTGGTCTTACATGACTAAACAATTATCTTTCTTGCCAAAAATCGATAGAGTAGCAACGCAGAAAAAATTAGAAGGTGTTCTGGAAAGCGTACGTTTATATAGACAGTTTGGAATGATGCGTGAAGAAATGAAAGTCACTCCTTCTTATGAAATTAGATATCACGGACCTACAAATGATGTAGGAAAGCCATTAGAAGATGTAGCGATGGCTAATATACAGCAAAGTAAACGAGAAGAGTGGATTAAGCAAACGTCATTTCGCATTGACCAGTTTCTTAGTCGTTTAGGCAATGGGCGTGCTGGAAAGGACCAAAGAAACATTATTATTAAGCGCTATTTAGAAGATGAAGATGTATGCGATTATATGGTGTATAACGAACTTGGCATGAGTGAGCGTACTTATCGACGCGTTAAGGCTAGAGTGTTTTATAAACTTGCTTTTGCTCTTAGATTAGAGGTTTATGAGACTGAAGAAACTGGAGGTAATGAATAATGAATTTTGTTCAGCCGATACGTGATCCAGAGCAAATACAGCAGCTTAAAGAGTATTTTAAGGAAAAGAGCTTACGTAATTACATTCTCTTTATTATGGGCATTAATACAGGCCTTAGAATCTCAGATATTCTGAAACTGAAGGTAGGAGATGTTAAAGGCAGTCATATATCCATGAGGGAAAAGAAAACAGGGAAGCAGAAACGAATACAAATTACCGCATCTCTTAAAAGGGAGCTTAAATGGTTTATTGAAGAAAGAGAAGATCATGAGTATTTATTACAAAGTAGACAGGGGAAGAATCGTCCTATTGGGCGCAGCATGGCATATAAGATATTAAGTGGAGCAGCGGCAGAGTTTGGATTAGATGAAATAGGCACACATACGCTGAGAAAGACGTACGGGTACCATATGTACATGCAAACGAAAAACATAGCATTACTTATGGAGATATTCAATCACTCGTCAGAGAAGGTCACATTACGTTATATAGGGGTAAACCAAGATGCAATGGATAAAGCAATGACTAGGTTTAAAATCTAAGCATTGCTTTTTCTTTTTGAATCTATACAGTTACTCATAAATTTCGTACTGTGTAACTCAAATATGAAAGTTTAATTAAGTCAATGATAGCAAGGGATTTGGCTAAGGGGTCAGTTACACACAATACAAGATATGGGTAACTCATTAAGATAAAATACATAAGAGAAGAATATAAAAATAAGTGGCAGAGTCGTGACCGCTTTTTGGCAGGAAATGTGCCGGTTGTTTTGGAATTCACGTGATATATTTGTATTGTGAGAAGTGGCGGAAAACACAACTCACTATGTTGTTTCTAAATTTCTAAACGGCTTCATAATGACGGCACATAAAATCCAAAACCAGCAGATGGTACTGATTGAATGTTACCGTTAATAAGGAGAGCTTTTGCTCTTCTTCCAGTTACTTAATAAAATTTTACATATTAGGTGATTGGAAGAAGTTTGAAACTTCACGTACCAGATTCTATATCTAAAATACTCCAAATGTATTCGTAAATTAGATTAAGGAAATGGACGGGATGAAAAATGTTGAATCAAGTATTTAATATGGATTGTTTAGAAGGTATGAAGATGATTCCAGATAAAAGTGTAGATATGATTTTATGCGATCTACCTTATGGGACGACAGCTTGTAAGTGGGATAGTATTATACCGTTCGATTTATTGTGGCAGCAGTACGAAAGAATTATAAAAGATAATGGAGCTATCTTATTAACAGCAAGTCAGCCATTTACAACTAAGCTGATTGCTTCAAATATGAAATTGTTTCGTTATGAGTGGATTTGGAAAAAAGGAAATCACGTAACAGGGTTTCCAAATGCAAATAGAATGCCCTTAAAGAATCACGAAAATGTTCTGGTATTCTATAAAAAGTTGCCTAAATATTATCCGCAAGATTTGATTTTATTGGATAAACCAATCCGAAAGAAAGAAATAAGAAACATGAAGGTATTTGGTAAAAGGAATAATGAATCTTTAAATAATGTATATGTAAAGAAATATACTAACTATCCAAAATCAGTTATTGATTTTCCGCGTGACAGTAAAACGTTTCATCCTACACAAAAGCCTGTAGCTTTATTTGAATACTTAATTAAGACGTATACAAAGGAAGGTGAAACAGTATTAGACAATTGCATGGGTAGTTTTACAACCGCTATAGCATGTATTAATACTAAACGTAATTACATTGGTTTCGAGATGGATGAAGAATATTGGAATTTAGGTAACAAAAGAGTTAATAAACATATTGAATCCTTAAAGCACTCGTAATGGGTGCTTTTTATTTTGGAGGGATGAAGGATGGCTAATAACAAATTAAAAATTAATATCGATGTTGATACAACTGAAGCATTAAAACAAATGAAGGAAGTAACGGAAGCTGCTAATGAATGTGTGACTGCATTCGAGAAGTTAGAAAAGGTTATGAGTAGGTTTACTAATAAGGGCGAACTAAAAGATATAAAGGTTAGCATTGTATTAGATAAAAAAGTATTTACGGAATCTATAGTTGGACATACAGCTGATTCAATTCAAGGTCGTGTAATTAAAGGAAATGAGATAAATGAAACTAACTAAACAAGAACAAGCGGTTGTAATTGGTACATTCATTTCAATGTTAGGAACAGATCTTGTAAATGAGCGTATCGATAAACAGAAATTAGAAAGTGTGCTTCCTATCTTTAATGAGTTGGAAGATAACACAACACCAAAGCAAAAGAGAGAAGCAATGGTTAGTTTACTCGGTAAGACAATAGATGAATTTTTAAAACAATAGCCATAAAAAAGGAAAAGTAACTCGCATGGGGGCGAATTACTTTTCCGAGTGGCAATGTTAATTTCATTATAGCAATTTGTATTTATTTGTAAATATATAATCGGAATATTCTTTCTTAAGGAGTGAAGATAGATGGATTCATTTCAAAAAATGGTAAACGATATGCAAAATGATCACGTAAATAAGACGATGATAGATTTCGGTTTGGCTTCCAAAATGATGTTTGCTGCCTTCACACAATTTAAAGAAGCTGGTTTTAATGAAGAACAGTCATTCGAATTAACACGAGAGATATTAATTAATTCATTAAATAATATTCAATGATTTGATGAGGTGAACGAGAATGCAAGTCTATTGTTCAAACTGTGATAAAGATTACGACATGCAACCACAAGTAGTACAACTTCCCAATCGTATTGAGAAGTGTTACTTTATCTGTCCTCATTGTGGCCATGAACATGTTGCTGCATATGTGAACGATAAGATTCGTAAGCATCAATTAGATATAGCAAAGTATTATGAACGGATTAATAAAAAGAATCTTGCTATCGAGGATGAGATGAAACGGTTGAGGGAGAGAATGGAGGGAAGTAAATGATGATATTAGCCTATCTTATTATTGGTTTACTTTATAGTTCCATTACAATGTATCCAGTTGCGAGGGACGTTGGACAACGAAAGAAACATGATGGTGTATATATAGTAAGTACATTTATTATTTCTATTGTATTTGCTATTTGTCTCGCTCCTTTCTGGATTATTCTTGTTGGGTTTAATGTAGCGAAGTTGTTTTATAAATGGAAGAATAGAAACCAAATGAAGTGTGAATGTTTTAATTGCGGTTATAAATCAACAATAGATATAGTCACAGGTGCTGTTAAACGTTGTTCTAAATGCAATGGTATAACAATACCTAAAGCGTCAGGTGGTACACATGCCAAGTAAACCATTCAAACCGTGCAAGTCGTTAGGTTGCAATGAACTAACACGGGATAAGTATTGTAGTAAGCACCAAGATAAAGTACAAGAGAACACAAGATACTATGACAAACACATACGAAACAAAAGCTCACGTTCATTCTATAACTCAAGATTGTGGAAGGATATGCGTGAGCTTATTTATCGTAGAGATCATGGCTTATGTGTTCAATGTAGAAGCAATGACATCATTAAGATAGGTGATGTAGTCGATCACATCATACCTATTCGAGTAGATTGGTCAAAACGATTAGAACCAACTAACTTACAAACACTCTGTCATGCTTGCCATAACAGGAAAACAAAAGAAGACGAGAAGAAAAACAGAAAATGATTGGAAAGAAAAAATTCACAAACAACCCCCCACCATGAAAAAGCAAAAGGCGAATCCCTGGAGACCGCCGCCTAGCTTTCCGTGTAAAAAGTTCGTTTTATTCTATAAAAGGGGGTTCAGCTGAGGGAGGTGGTTCTCATAGGAAGGAAAGCGAAGCCGATTCATTTGCATTTATTAGAAGGTAACACAAATCGATTGACAAAAGATGAAATTGAGCAGCGATTAAAAGCCGAAAAACAGTTACAAGCAAAAAAGGACAAGGTAAAGCCGCCAACGTGGTTAGATTCAGTTGCTAAGAAAGAATTTAGACGGATTGCTGGTGAGTTACTAGAGCTAGATGTTATTACAAACATAGATGTGAATGCATTAGCAACGTATTGCGATGCTTACTCCGACTATGTTGAATGCACCAAAATTATACGAGAAGAAGGACTTCTTGTTGAATATACCAATAAGGCAGCTGAAACAAATAAAGTTCCACATCCACTACTTACAAAGAAGAAGCAATTACATGAACAAATGAAGGCTTTGGCTGTTGAGTTTGGTCTTACACCAAGTGCAAGAGCGAAAATTGTCATTCCAAATATAAAACAAGGTCCGAAAACAAATGTAGAAAAGGAGTTTGACGTATAACATGATCAGACAATGGATGTTGGACTACTGTGATGATGTACTGAATGATGAAGTTGTTGCTTGTCAGAAGCATAAACAGGCTTGTAAACGATTTTTAAGAGATATTGAACGTGAAGGTTCTGAAGATTTTCCATATGTTTTTAAGGAAGAAAAAGCACTTCGTTTCCTAAAGTGGATGTCTCTTTTTAAGCATACAAAAGGAAAATTAGCAGGTCAGAGAATTGAACCACATTCAATACAAATTTTTGTATTTAGCAATATTTATGGATGGGTTCATCGTAATACGGGATTAAGGCGATTTAAAAAGGCATATTGGCAAGTTGGACGTAAAAATGCAAAGTCTCAATCTTTAGCCTGTGTAGGCTCTTATGAAGCAATGGCATTTGGTGAAAATATGTCAGAGGTATACATTGGAGCCACGAAAACGGAACAAAGTAAAATTGTTTGGAATGAAATTAAAGCACAAATGAATGGGTGTGAAGATTTAAAAGGAAAGTTCAATATTGCATATGGGAAAATTGAACATCTTAAAACCGATTCTTTTATTTCAGCGTTATCAAAAGATGCTGGAAAATCAGGTGATGGACTGAATGTTCAGTGCGGAATTATTGATGAATATCATGCACATCCTACTTCTGAAATTTATGACGTTCTGGTGTCAGGTTCAGGTGCTCGTCCGAATCCACTTATGATGATTATAACGACAGCTGGTTTCAATTTGAGTCATCCATGCTATCGTGTGGAGTATCAATATGTTTCTAAGATTTTGGACCCTAATATTGATATTGAAAACGAAGAATACTTTGTCATGGTTAATGAATTAGATAAAGATGATGAGATTACGAATGCAGAAGTGTGGGAGAAAGCAAATCCAATCCTATGTAGTTATGAAGAAGGGCGTACTTTTTTAAAAGGAGAACTTCAGTCAGCCCTTGATGTACCTGAGAAAATGCGTAATTATCTCACGAAAAACATGAATAGATGGGTGGATATGAAAGAAAATGGCTACATGGATATGCAAAAATGGAAAGATTGCAAAGAAACTGTGGAGTTGTCCGAATTAAAAGGGTTAGAATGCACAGTAGGTGTCGATTTATCAGCAAAAATTGACTTAACAAGTGTAGATTTTGAATTTAAAAAGGATGATACGTATATCGTAATTAGTCATAGTTTTATGCCGGAAGATACTTTGCATGAGAAAAGAAAGACGGATAAAGTTCCGTATGATCTTTGGATACAGCAAGGGTGGATTACAACAACACCTGGTGCAGTAGTTGATTATGAATATATAAAAAAACATATTAAGACCATGGAAAAAGAGAACAAATTCAAAATAAAAGAAATATGCGCTGACCCTTGGAATGCAACGCAATTCATGCAAGATATGGAAGCAGAAGGATATACAGTGGTGGAAATACGTCAGGGAATGGCGACTTTATCAGGTCCTACAAAGGATTTTCGTGAACAAGTTTATCAGAAAAAAGTCATTCATAATAACAATCCAGTATTAAATTGGGCTGTTAGTAATGCTATAACAAAACAGGATGCTAACGAAAACATTATGTTGGACAAGTCAAAAGCAACAGAAAGAATTGACCCGATAGCGGCTGTAATTAACTCACATGTTCGCTGTATGCTTAATTCTGGTGAGATGGACTTAAATTCCTATATTTTAAGTCAAGATTTCTCATTCTAGGAGGAATTACATGCGCTTTTTGCTATTTTTTATGAGTATTTTAGAAGATATTCTATTGATTTCAGGGTTGTCCATTATTGTAGGGACGACTTTTTTTGTTAATCCGATTTATGGCTGGTATCTGTTAGGTATTATTCTCACAATGCTGGGGGTGGTGATGATAAGAAGATAGAAAGGAGGTGAAACTTTTGATTTTTCGGCATTTATTTAGGAATCAGGACACGACAGATTTAAAAAATCCTTCACCTTGGTTTAAAAGTTTATTTGGATATCAAGCCGCAAGTGGTGAAAAGGTAACGGTTGAGTCTTCTTTAGGTGTTCCCACGGTTTATCGATGCATTAATATCCTTGCAAATAGTGTTGCGATGCTTCCTTTTCAAACGTTTAAAAAGACAGCGAAGGGAAGAGAACGGGATAAGGCACATCAAGTGTCGTTTGTTTTGGAAAGACGCCCAAATCCTTACCAAAGCCCATTTAAATTTAAACATCTAATCGAAACACATCGCAATACATGGGGAAATGCTTATATCAATATCCATTGGGGTGTGGATGGAAGACCGAAAGAACTGTGGGTATTGAATCCGGCTGTTACAACCCCCAATGTGGACCTGAAGACAAATAAATTATGGTACTTTACTAGTTTGCCAGACGGTACACCTGTAAAAATACCTGATGATGACATTATTCATCTTACTACATTGTCTACTGATGGTTTAAAGGGGAAACCACCTATCCAAATTGCAAGAGAATCAATAGGTAGCTCACAGGCGGCACAAAAGTTTAAAGGTAAGTTCTTTACAAACGGTGCAGCGCATAGTGGGATATTAAAAACGCAACAAGCACTTGGCAAAGAGGCGAAAGATGTACTTCGTGATGCATGGGAAGAGGCAAATACAGGATTAAATAATGCTCAAAGGATTGCAATTTTAGATGCTGGACTAGAATTTGAAAAGGTTGGAATGCCTTTGAAAGATGCTCAATTTATTGAAGGTATGAAATTTGATAAAGGTGAGATTGCGAACATCTTTAATATTCCTTTGCACATGATTAATGAGTTAGATCGTGCTACTTTCTCCAATATTGAGCAACAAGCGCTGGATTTTATTCAAAATACATTGAGTCCAATTCTTATTCAATACGAGGAAGAGTTTTCTTATAAAGCATTTTCATTTAATGAGCAAAAACGATATTACTTAAAGTTTAATCTAACAAGTTTATTACGTGCTGATTCTAAATCAAGAGCAGAATTCTACAAAATTATGTTAGATGCTGGTGCTTTCTCAATCAATAAAGTGCTAGAACTGGAAGATATGGATGGGATTGGGGAATACGGTGATAAACATCGTGTTGATTTAAATCATGTATCTATTGAAATTGCGGATGAATATCAATTAGCGAAAGCAAATGGAGGGGCACTACAGAAGGGAGGTGAGGACGATTAAAGACGTATTTACTATTAAAAATCAAACGGAATCATCAGCAGACTTATTTATTTATGGTGACATCATAAATAATACAGGTTGGAAATGGGATGATTCTGACATTATGCCTGATGATGTGAAAAATATCTTAGGGCAATTGGATGATAAAAGTAACCTTAATATCTATGTAAATAGTGGTGGTGGTTCTGTATTTGCTGGTTTAGCCATTTATAACATGTTAAAGCGCAATAAAGCACAAAAAACTGTTTATGTGGATGGTGTTGCAGCTTCTATTGCTTCTGTAATCGCCCTAGCTGGTGATCGTGTTGTTGTTCCTTCTAATGCATTCTTAATGATTCATAAGCCTTGGACATATGTATCCGGAAATGCAATTGATTTCCGAAAAGCAGCAGAGGACCTTGATAACATCGAATCAGGAATCATGAATGTATACAAAGAGAACTTAAAAGAAGGCGTTGAAATTGAAGAAATTCAACAATTAGTAGATGCTGAGACCTGGTTAAGTGGTGAAGAAGCTGAAAAATATTTCAATATTGAAGTTGTGGAAGCGAAAGATGTTGCAGCATGCAGCAGTGATTACTTTGATAAATATCAAAAAACACCAAATAAGATTGTAGCAAAAGCTCCTTCTATTCCAAAGAAGGACAATAATGAACAATTAAAAATCCAAAATGCACTAGACCTGTTAGAACTATAGGTCTATTTTTTGTGCCAATATAAGGAGGAAATACCGAATGGATAAACATGAACAAGAATTACGTCAAAAAGTTGCTGACTTAAAAGCGAAAGCAGAAGATTTCAACAATAGCGGCAAATATGAAGATGCAAAGGCAAAAATTGAAGAAGCAAGAAATGCAAAAAATGAATTGGATAACTATCTAGCGATGAAGCAAATTCAAGTTCCTGACCCTGTAAATTCACAAGCAGGAGTATTACCTCCAGCATCAGTTAAAAATGAAGATAAGTCCTATAAAGAAGTATTTATGAAAGCTATTCGCGGTCAAAATTTGACTCATGAAGAAGCAAGTGTTATGCAGGAATATAAAGCAGCTTTATCTGAGAACACAGGTAAAGATGGCGGTTATATTGTTCCAGAAGATATTACTACAACTATTAATCAGTTAAAACAAACAGTTGATAACTTAGAACAATATGTAAATGTACAACCTGTTTCAACAAATAAAGGGGCTCGTACATTAGAAAAGCGTGCGGCATCAACACCATTTGCGCCATTATCTGAGTATGGTAAGCCGAATGCGATGCAAGAAATTGCTTCTCCTGAATTTGATCGTTTATCTTATGCTATTGAAGATTACGCAGGATTTTTACCAGTACCAAATGATTTATTAGATGATACAGATCAAGCTTTAGAAGAATATTTACGCCAATGGATCGCTAAGAAATCTATTGCAACTCGTAACTATCTAATTTTACAAGAACTCAACAAATTGACAAAGGTTGATTTTAAGGATTATAAAGGCATTAAAACAGCGTTAAATGTTACATTAGACCCAGCATTTGCAGCTGGAGCTAATATTTTCACTAATCAAGATGGATTCAATTACTTAGATCAATTAGAAGATAAAAATGGTCGTCCACTTCTTCAACCAGACCCAACAAATCCAACACGTAGTTTATTGTCAGGAAAACCAGTTATTACTTTATCAAACAAGACAATTGCTACAGATAAAGATGGGAAAGCACCTTTCATTGTTGGTAATTTAAAAGAAGCTATTATTCTTTGGGATAGAAAACAATTATCTATCGATATGACTACAGAGGGTGGAAACGCTTGGAGAACAAATACTTCTGAGTTCCGAGCAATTGAGCGCGAAGATGTTACTCCGTGGGATACAGAAGCAGTTGTATATGGACAAATTACGGTTGCACCTAAAACAGGAGCTTAATAGAGTAGGAGGTGTCCTTCTTGGTACTGAAATTAGGGGAGGCTAAAGAGTATCTTCGTGTGGATGGGAATGAGGAGGACATGCTCATTACATCCTTAATAACAGCAGCTGAACAATATATTAAAAACTCAACAAGTAAAGATGTGAATTTGAATGACGAGCTTGCTAAATTGGCAGCTCGTATTTTAATTGCTCATTGGTATGAAAATCGTGAGCCAGTTGGAAAGACTGGCAAACTATCATTTAGCTTACAGTCAATATTAATTCAGTTGCAATATAGTGTAGGTGATTCCACATGAATCCAGGTAAATTAGATAAACGTCTTACATTCCAAGTAATAGACGAGGATGCAAAGAGCCCAGACGGTGATCCAATAGAAAGATATAAGGATTCTTTTACTGTATGGGGCTCTTTTATTTTTTTAAAGGGAAGAAAATACTTTGAAGCAGCCGCAGCTAACAGTGAAGTGCAGGGTGAAACAGAAATCCGATTTCGCTCAGATGTGAATGCTGACATGAAAATCAAGTATAAGAATGTAATTTACGATATTATTTCAGTTATTCCAACTGAAAAACACACGTTGTCGATCATGTGGAAGCGTGGTGGAATGAATGGCTGATGGGGTAGATTTGTTAGGATTTGAACGTTTAGTTACTGAATTAAATCAAATGGGGTTACGAGGAGAGGAAATTGAAGATAAAGCTCTTGCAGCAGGTGGAGAACCTATTCGAAAAGCTATTTCAGAAATAGCACCAAGAAGTGATAGTCCTAAAAAGGCAACAAAAAGCGAACCGTGGCGTACAGGTCAACATTTAGCTGATAATATACGAGTTACAAAAGCAAAAATGGAAGGCGGCGTAAAAACTATCAAGATTGGGATAGATAAAGCAGATCGTTCTCCATATTTCTATGGAAAGTTCATAGAATGGGGAACATCTAAAATGCCAGCACAACCATTTATAGAACCGGGCTTTAATTCTTCAAAAGAAGCAGCAATTCGCGCTATGACAGACATTTTGAAGAATGAAATGAGGTTAAATTTATGATAAATTTACGCCCTGAAATTTTGCAAGCTCTTGAAAATAATCAGGAGCTTGTTTCTTTATTAGGTGGAAAACGCGTTTATTATCGTAAAGCCAAAAATGCTGAAGAATTTCCGCGGATTACATTCTTTGAATTAGACAATAGGCCAGATAGATTTGCAGATAATGAAGAAAGTGAAAGTGAAATTACATTCCAAATTGATATTTGGTCAAAAGGCAGTACAACGGCAATCCATCAAAAAGTGAATGAAATTATGAAAAGTATTGGTTTCTGTCGTTATGCGGTTGCTGATTTATATGAAGATGATACACAAATTTTTCATTACGCGATGCGATTCGCGAAAGGAGTGGAGTTATAGATGGCTGGAGAAGTTATTAAAATTAGTTCGACTGTCGGTGTAGATAGTCTTGTTTATGCGAAATCGTTGAAAGACGATGCGACTGGAGTGGATTATGCAACTGTTAAGAAGTTAGAAGGTGCTGTAAAAGTTAAAACTTCTAAAAAGGTGTCTTCTGAAATTATGTGGAGTGATAATAAGAAGTCAGAAATTGCTGAGTCTGATGGTGAAGTTGAAGTTGAAATTGAGGTTCGAGGTCTTCCATTATCCACAAAAGCTGATATTGAAGGGTATCCGGAAGTTACAGACGGTGTATTAGATGAAAAGCGTGAGGGCGAAAAACCGTATGTAGCAATCGGTTGGCGCTTTTTGAAGGCAAATGGGAAATATCGATATGTTTGGTTGTTAAAAGGGAAGCTTTCACAAGAAGAGGAAGAAGCTGAAACTAAAAAGGATAAACCTAACTTCCAAACTACGAAACTTAAAGGTTCTTTCATTGAACGTGATTTTGATAATAGATCGAAGTTTACAGCGGATGAAGATGAGCCTACATTTACAAAAGCTGTTGGAGATAATTGGTTTAAAAAGGTATATGAGAAGCCTGTGGCACAACCACCAGGAAAGTAAGGGGGAGCAAAAGCTCTCTCTTTTTTTATTAAATAAGGAGGAATAACTATGAAACTAACATTAATGATTAATAAAGAAAAACAAACTTTTAATATGCCGGAATTTATTCCAGCTCGCCTTATCCGTCAGGCGCCTGAGCTTGCTGAAATCCCAAACGATCCTGGTCCAGAAGATATGGATAAAATGGTTCAATTCGTGGTTAAAGTGTATGATGGTCAATTTACATTAGATCAGTATTGGGATGGTGTGGATGCTCGCAAATTCTTATCTACAACTTCAGATGTAATCAATGCAATTATAAACGAAACTGTGGAAGCGGCTGGTGGCAATCCTGTATCTGGAGAAGCAGAAAACCCAAACGCGTAGAGGGAGGAGGGCTGACGTTCAATGAATTTATGGACGAGCTTTACCTCTCTTTATTACGTCAGGGATATAAACATCATCATATCGATAATGAAATGGATATTTGGCATTATTTAAGATTGAATCAAAAGTATCGTGAACAAGGTAACTCAAATGGTGGAAGTCAAAGTTCAAATGAAATTGAAGTTCCCGCAGAAAACATTATCTAGCAAGGGGGTGAGACATTGGCAAATGAAATGAATAATTTAGTAGTAAGGCTTTCCCTTGATAATGTGAATTTCCGTCAAGGCATAGCTAACTCGGGACGTGCAGTAAGGACATTACAGAATGAGCTGAAATCTGTTAGTACAGGAATGGGTGGTTTTGCTAACGCTAGTCAACAAACACAAGCAAAAATGAACACACTCAGTAGGCTCATCGATGCGCAAAAAGAGAAAGTTAAAGCATTACGACAAGCCTATGATCAAAATAAGGCTAAATTAGGCGAAAATGATGCAGCAACTCAACGATATGCTTCGCAAGTTAATAAAGCAGTTGCTGATTTAAATAGATTCGAGAATGAGCTAAAACAAGTGAATCGTCAAGCGCAACAAACGGCACTGGATAAATTAAATAATTCATTGAAATCTTTACAAGCTGAATTCCAAGCGGTTACAACAGGAATGCATGGATATACCAATGCAACTGAACAGACGCGAGCGAAAATAGATGTCCTATCCCGTATGGTAGATAAGCAAAAGGAGAAAATGAGGGAACTTCAGTCAGCTTACAATCGCGCAAAAACCGAAGAAGGAGAAGCGAGTCAATCAGCACAACGTTACGCAGAACAAATTCATCGGGCTACCGCTGAACTTAATCGATTTGAAACTGAATTACGTCAGTCGAATCATGAACTAGAACAACAAGGTAATCGTCTTCTTAATTTCGGAAACCGTATGGAAACACTGGGGAATCATTTACAAAATGCAGGAATGCAAATTGGTATGGTGTTTGGTGGAATGACATACGCTATAGGACGTGGTTTAAAAGCAGCGGTTACTGAATCAATGAACTTCGAACAACAGATGGCTAACATTAAAGCGGTATCTGGTTCTACTGGTGAAGAAATGAAAAAGTTAAGTGAACTAGCTGTTAATATGGGGGAAACAACAAAATATTCCAGTGTTCAAGCGGGACAAGGTATAGAGGAATTAATAAAAGCTGGAGTTAGTTTAACAGATATTATAAATGGTGGTTTAGAAGGTGCCCTTAACTTGGCTACAGCAGGAGAGCTAGAATTAGGCGAGGCGGCTGAAATTGCATCCACAGCCTTAAATGCTTTTAAAGCTGATCATCTTTCAGTAGCAGATGCAGCCAATATATTATCAGGTGCAGCAAACGCATCAGCAACAGATGTACGTGAGCTGAAATATGGTTTAGCGGCATCATCAGCAGTAGCAGCAGGAGCTGGGATGACTTTTAAAGACACAGCTACCACTCTAGCTGTATTTGCGCAGAATGGGTTAACATATAGCCCCACTGTGGAGAAATTCGCAGCGTAAAGGACGTGAATTCGGTAGAAGCTAAGGTGAAGCTATGCCAATACCGAGCCAAGCTGGATAGGAATATTCAGAAGGTGTAGAGACTAGAGGGAGTAAGCGAGAACCGTTGAAACCTCCACGAGCGCGTCCCATCCTAACGTAGAAGACGAGGATGATGATATAGTCCGATACTCCAGTGAAAATTGGAGAATATGAGATAAAGAGCTCATATATAACGAATGTAAAAGGTTCAGATGCAGGTACATCGTTAAAAACAATGTTAATGAGACTGAATCCATCTACCAAAGAAGCATATAACAAAATGCGAGATTTGGGTCTTATCACTTATAATGCACAAGCTGGATTTGATTTCTTAGTAAAAAACGGTATTCAACCAGCGTCCAGAAATGTAGGGGATATAGAAGTAGCTTTAGAAAAATATGTAATGAAAACAGAAGGGGTAACAAAATGGAATGATAAATGCGATACAACATTTCGTGAATTAGCAACAAGTTCAGCTTTCTTATCATCAAAATTCTACGATCAACAGGGTCATATTCAAAGTCTAGAAAATATTTCAGGGACGCTTCATGAATCGATGAAAGATTTAACAGACCAACAACGAAGTATGGCTTTAGAAACGTTATTCGGTTCAGATGCCGTACGTGGTGCGACTATCCTATTTAAAGAAGGAGCTAAAGGTGTTAATGAGATGTGGGATGCGATGTCTAAAGTTACGGCAGCAGATGTTGCGAAAACAAAGATTGATACGCTTCAAGGAAGAATTGTTTTATTAGATTCAGCATTTTCTACAATGAAAAAGACAATTGGTGATGCACTTGCTCCTGTAGTTAGTGTTTTTGTTGCTGGCTTACAAAAGCTTGTTGATGGATTTAACTCTTTACCTGGACCAGTACAAAAGGCAATAGCAATTACAGGTGGTATTGTCCTTGCTTTAACAGCTGTGGCTACAGCGATAGGTGTTGTTTTAGCAGCGTTTGGAATGATTGCTTCAGGAATTGGTTCTTTATCTCTTGCATTAGCATCAGTTGGTGGGATTGCTGGAATTGCTGCTGGAGCAGTTGGATTCTTAGGAAGTGCGCTTGCGGTTTTAACAGGACCAATTGGTCTAGTAGCAGCGGCTCTTATTGGAACTGGAGTAGTTGCATATAAAGCATATCAAAAAGCAACTGAAGACAGTATCGCTTCAGTAGATCGCTTTGCTACAAATACAGAAGGAAAAATAAGCTCCTCAACAAAGAAGGTTCTTGGTGAGTATTTTAAGCTGTCCGATGGTATTAGACAAAAGTTAACTGAAATTAGATTGAATCATGAAGTAATAACAGAAGAACAGTCGCAGAAGTTGATTGGTCAATATGACAAATTAGCTAATACAATCATTGAAAAAACCAACGTAAGGCAGCAAAAAGAAATTGAAGGGCTTAAAAAGTTCTTTGCTGATTCGTATGTATTAACCGCTGAAGAAGAAAACAAACGAATCGAACAGTTAAATCAGCACTATGAACAAGAGAAGCTAAAAACGCAAGAGAAAGAAAATAAAATTAAAGAAATTCTACAAACAGCAGCTAGAGAAAATAGAGAATTAACAACATCCGAACGCATCTCGTTACAAGCATTACAAGATGAAATGGACAGAGTTGCTGTTGAGCATATGTCTAAAAATCAAATGGAGCAAAAGGTTATTCTTGAAAATATGCGTGTGCAGGCTAGTGAGATTTCAGCTAGGCAGGCAGCGGAAGTTGTAGAGAATAGCGCTAAAGCAAGAGATAAAGTTATTGAAGATGCGAAAAAGACCCGTGATGAAAAAATTGCAGAGGCGATTCGCCAACGTGATGAAAATAAAACAATCACTGCTGATGAAGCGAACGCAATCATTGCAGAGGCAAAACGTCAGTATGATAGTACAGTTTCTACAGCTCGAGATAAACATAAAGAAATTGTGAGTGAAGCAAAAGCACAAGCTGGTGAACATGCAAATCAGGTAGATTGGGAAACTGGCCAAGTAAAATCGAAATATCAAGCTATGAAAGACGATGTTATTCGAAAAATGAAAGAAATGTGGTCAGATGTTACCAACAAATATGAAGATATGAAAACCTCTGCAAGCAACAAAGTAGAGGAGATAAAAAATACAGTTTCAAGAAAATTTGAAGAGCAGAAAAAAGCTGTTACTGATAAAATGCGGGAGATCAAGAACGATATTGAAGACAAGTGGAACACAGTTGAAAAATTTTTCAGCACTATAAATCTACGTTCCATCGGTAAGTCAATTATAGAAGGTCTTGGAAAAGGAATAGACGATGCTTCAGGAGGTCTATTTAGTAAGGCTGCTGGAATTGCAAACGATATTAAAAAGACTATTTCCGGAGCGCTTGAAATAAATAGCCCAAGTAAGGTTATGATTCCTTTGGGTAGTGCAGTTCCTGAGGGCGTTGGCGTTGGGATGGATAAAGGTAAACGTTTTGTAGTTGATGCAGCAAAAAATGTAGTCGGAACCGTTAAGAAACAAATGGGGAATATGCCATCTGTTTTTGATTTCGGATTCCAAACGAATCAATACAGTATCCCACGTAATACATTTAGCGATTTCAACGGATATGCGCAACCGCAATTAGCTTATAATAATTCACCTGTAGCAAAAACAATATTCCCAAATAGAACGGGTGGAGAACAGGAACTGAATTTAACTGTAAACATGACCAATGTTTTAGATGGAAAAGAGCTTGCAAACGGAAGTTACACCTATACTACAAAGCTTCAAGATCGTGAACAAAAAAGAAGAGCGGAATTTTAAAGGTGGTGAGCACGTTGGGGAAACTTAGTTTTACTTTTAATAATATTAGAAAAGATTATATTCAAATGCTAGTTGGAAGAAAACGTCCTTCATGGGCTCCAGTAAAAAGAAGATTAGTAAGAGTCCCTCATCGCGCAGGGGCTCTTTTACTTAATACAGAAACCGAGGAACGTCGTATTGATGTTCCTCTTGTTATTAAAGCGAAAAAAGATATGGCGGATTTACAAAAGTTAAAAGAAGATTTAGCGGATTGGTTATATACAGAGCAACCCGCTGAACTTATTTTTGATGATGAGTTAGACAGGACTTATTTAGCATTAATTGATGGTTCTGTCGATTTGGAAGAAATAGTCAATAGAGGCAGAGGTGTTATTACTTTTGTTTGTCCAATGCCGTATAAATTAGGGAAAACAAATACTCACAAATTTACGCAAGAGTGGTCTACAGAAACAACTTCTTATTTTACTAATAAAGGAAATGTAGAAGCTCCAGCATTAATTGAAATGACGGTAAAAAAACCAAGTACCTTTTTAGATGTATGGTTTGGAGAGTATCCGCGTAATCGTGATTATTTCAGAATAGGCTACCCTCTGACTGTGGAGCAAACCACGGTACAAGAACGAGAAAGAGTCATGTGGGATGAAATGGCTACTCCTGTAGGTTGGACTCCTGTTACGGGACAGGTTGAAGAAATGAAGGGTACAGGTAGTTTTAAATCAAGAGATGGTTACGCATTATATTGTGAAGATTATGGACAAGAGAAAGGATTCCACGGAGCGATTGCTAAGAAAAACATTCCAGGCGGCCCTATTCAAGATTTTGAAATGGAAGCATGGGTGCGTTTGAAATCTAAAGGGATTGGAGAAATGGGGCGTGTCGAGGTATTGCTTTTGGATGATACAAGTAATATTGTCGCGCGAATCAACATGAACGATTTATATTGGGATGCTGAAATCACAAAAGCATACATGCGTATTGGGAATTCCGGAACACCTAACAGTATAAGAAAATTAGTAGATACAAATGGAGCACATCCTAATACATTCAATCAATTTTACGGTAGGTTACGTATAGCAAGACGAGGTAAAGAGTGGTCTGTTTATGTAGCGCGTTTCAGAGATGGTACTGAAATCGATGATGCATCACTTCCAGTGCAGTGGGTTGATGAAGTAGGAAATCCAATGACAGAACGAAAAATTGCACAAGTTATGATTGCGATATGTAAGTGGGATAATAACCAACCTGTTGATGTAATACAAATCGATGATTTAAAGATTTGGAAAGTAAACAAAGTCCCATCTAATGCACAACCATATATCTTTGACACTGGAGATAAAATTGTTATCGATACGGAGAAAAGTCTTGTCACTATTAACGGGAAAAATGCAATCAATTTAAAAGAAATCTTTAGTAATTTTCCTATCATAATACGTGGTGAAAATCGTATCGATATAATGCCACCTGATGTAAATGCAACAATCAGTTATAGGGAGAGATATAGATGAGAACACCAAGCGGGATTTTGCATGTTGTGGATTTTAAAACGGATCAAATCGTCGCAGCTATCCAACCACAGGACTATTGGGATGACAAACGGCATTGGGAACTAAAAAATAACGTTGACATGTTGGATTTCACTGCTTTTGATGGAACAGATCATGCAGTTACATTACAACAACAGAATCTTGTTTTAAAAGAAGTTCGCGATGGAAGAATCGTACCGTATGTTATTACAGAGACTGAAAAAAATTCCGATAAACGATCTATTACCACATACGCTTCAGGAGCTTGGATTCAAATTGCTAAATCAGGGGTTATAAAACCGCAACGGATAGAGAGTAAAACAGTAAATGAATTTATCGATATGGCTCTTATAGGTATGAAGTGGAAACGCGGTAAAACAGATTATGCAGGATTCCACACAATGACAATAGATGAGTTTATGGATCCCCTTACTTTTTTAAAGAAAATTGCTTCACTGTTTAAATTAGAAATTCAATATCGCGTAGAAGTTAAGGGATCACAAATCATCGGTTGGTATGTGGACATGATTCAAAAGCGTGGGCGTGACACAGGTAAAGAAATAGAATTAGGAAAAGATTTAATTGGTGTAACGCGTATTGAGCATACACGTGATATTTGCACTGCTTTAGTTGGATTTGTAAAAGGTGAAGGCGACAAGGTAATCACTATTGAAAGCATTAATAATGGTCTACCTTATATCGTAGATGCAGATGCGTTTCAAAGATGGAATGAACACGGACAACATAAATTTGGATTTTATACACCAGAAACAGAAGAATTAGATATGACTCCAAAACGTTTACTGACGCTTATGGAAATAGAATTGAAAAAGCGTGTCAATTCCTCAATCTCTTATGAAGTGGAAGCACAATCAATTGGTCGTATTTTCGGCCTAGAACATGAACTAATCAATGAAGGCGACACAATCAAAATTAAAGATACAGGGTTTACACCAGCATTATATCTTGAAGCACGAGTGATAGCTGGAGATGAATCTTTCACAGACCCAACACAGGATAAATATGAATTCGGGGATTATCGTGAGATAGTTAATCAAAATGAGGAATTAAGAAAGATTTATAACCGTATCCTCAGTTCATTAGGCAATAAACAAGAAATGATTGATCAGCTAGATAAATTGGTTCAAGATGCTAATGAAACAGCTAGTAATGCAAAGAAGGAGTCAGAAGCAGCAAAAACACTAGCTGAAAAAGTACAAGAGGATATTAAAAACAATACGGTTGAAATTATAGAATCTAAGAATCCACCAACAACAGGACTTAAACCTTTTAAAACGCTTTGGCGTGATATTAGTAACGGAAAGCCTGGTATTTTAAAAATATGGACAGGTAAAGATTGGGAATCGGTTGTACCCGATGTAGATTCCATTAAACAAGAAACGTTAGAGCAGGTTAATAAAGATATTGAGTCCACAAAATCAGAATTAAATCAAAAGGTTCAAGAAGCACAGAATCAAGCAACAGGACAATTCAACGAAGTACAGGAAGGTTTACAAGGTGTCAGTCGTACAATTTCTAGTATCGAAAATAAACAAGGTGAAATCGATAAGAAGGTAACTAAGTTTGAACAAGATTCTAGTGGATTTAAAACTTCTATCGAAACGTTAACGAAAAAAGATACTGAAATAAGCAGTAAATTAAATACAGTAGAGCAAACTGTGGAAGGCACAAAAAAGACTATTTCTGACGTGCAACAAACAACAGGTGAACTAAAGCAAACAACAACTGAACTTAAAGAACAGGCAGGGAAAATCACCGAAAAGTTGACAAGTGTAGAAACAAAGGTTAATAACGATAAAGCTGGAGGACGTAATCTTTTATTAGATTCAAATATTAAGTATGAAAAAACAGATTATCTAATCAATCAATATTCTCTAACTGAAAATTTCTTTGCAGGTGAGGAATATACCTTTGTAATTAAGGGGAGTGTCCCACAAGGTCAGAAATTTGGGATTTGGCAGAATGGTGGTTCGAATAACGTTGGATATGCAACAAGTGTTTATGCTAATGGAATAACGTATGTAACCTTTAAAGCTGTTGCAACTACAAGCGGGAATGAACGAAAGTTAAGTTTATATAACTACCCAAGTAATACTACAAAGGCAACTGTAGAATGGGTTGCTTTATATAAAGGGAATAAGCCTCAGGATTGGACACCAGCTCCTGAAAATCAAGTAACAACAGATGAATTTACCAAGAAAACAACCGAGATTGAAAAAAGTGTGGATGGCGTAAAAACCACTGTAACAAATGTTCAAAATAGCCAAGTTGGATTTGAAAAGCGTATGTCTACAGTGGAACAAACAGCAAGTGGATTATCTTCCACAGTAAGTGATTTAAACAATGTAGTATCAAATCAAGGGAAGAAGCTCACTGAAGCAAATACAAAACTTGAACAACAGGCAACAGCAATCGGAGCAAAAGTTGAGCTTAAACAAGTAGAGGATTATGTTGCTGGATTTAAGATTCCAGAGTTGAAACAAACAGTTAATCAGAATAAACAAGATTTATTAGATGAATTAGCCAACAAGCTAGCAACTGAACAATTTAATCAAAAGATGACTTTGATTGATAATCGCTTTTTTATCAATGAACAGGGTATCAATGCTTCTGCTAAAAAGACAGAGGTATATACAAAAGAGCAAGCAAATGGACAATTTGCCACATCATCTTATGTAAGAGATATGGAAACCCGTCTTCAGTTAACTGAAAAGGGCGTTAGTATATCTGTAAAAGAAAATGATGTCATTGCAGCATTCAATATGAGTAAAGAAAACATTAAGTTAAATGCTGCACGAATAGATTTAGTTGGTAAAGTTAATGCTGAGTGGATTAAAGCGGGATTGCTAAGCGGTTGCCAAATTCGAACATCAAATACCAATAACTATGTTAGTTTAGACGACCAATTTATACGCCTATATGAAAGTGGAGTTGCTAGAGCGTTTTTGGGGCATTACAGAAGATCAGATGGTGCAGTACAACCAACTTTCATTTTAGGTTCAGATGAAAGGACTAATGCTCCAGAAGGCACTTTGTTTATGTCTCAAGCAGGTGCAGGATGGCCCGGGGCTTATGCGAGCATTGGTATTAGTGATGGTATAGTTGATGGTGCAGTTCAAAAGTCTGTGTATTGGGAGTTGCAAAGAAACGGAATAAGCGTTCTAAATGCTAATGATTACCAAGCATTTTATACAGGGAATGGAAATTGGTATTTCAGACGAGGAAAACCTGGATTATATCAAACTTCGTTAGTCCTTGAAGATAACGGTTCAGACGCAGATTTAAGATTGCCAAACATTACATTACGTAATAGCCGTGTGGCTGGATATACAGGTATTATTCAAGTAAAGTCATCTGTTACTCAAAATGGCTGGGGATCTGTTCAAGGTAATTTTGTACCCCCTTCATTACGGGAATACAAATCTAATATTCGTGATGTTTCTTTTTCAGCCTTAGAAAAAATTAGAAGTCTTAAAATTAGACAATTTAATTATAAGAATGCTGTAAACGAGCTATACCGGATGAGAGAAGAGAAAAGTCCCAATGATCCACCATTGACAACAGAAGATATTAAAACATACTACGGAGCAATTGTAGATGAATGTGATGAAGCGTTTATCGATGAAAGTGGTAAAGGGATTCACTTGTATTCATACGCATCCATTGGAATGAAAGGGTTACAAGAAGTTGATGCAACAGTACAAGAACAGGCGGTAGAAATAGCAAATCTAAAATCAAATTTACAGGAAGTCGATACAACAGTACAGGAACAGAAGGTAGAAATAGGAAATCTAAAATTACAAGTAGCTAGTCAAGAAAATCGGATAGCGCGATTAGAAGAATTATTACTACAACAATAAATTGATAAGAAACCAGAGCAGCCATAAGCTGGTCTTTCGTACTATATAAGTATGAGGAGTTATTCGAAGAATAGCTTGTCATACTTTTTTCATATATGATGAGAGCGACTGGTTGACGGGCTGGTCTTAGAATTGAAACATTCGGAATAAAAAACTGTCAACTATCACTCACTATCAAGAATTCGATTAAGTAGGTGGAGTTCAAACACTCGAGTAACAGGCGAAAATGAATAGATGGTGTAGTGAAGGGCTATCAGTCAAAAAAAGATAGGGGAGCGGGGAAAGGTGATTTCAGTAGGAATAGATGTAGCAAAAGAAAAAAGTGTAGTAGCCATAATGAATGAAGAAAGAAAATTACTAAGAAAAGTTGTTACGTTGAATCATACAATGAGTGAGATAAGTGCATTCATTGAACTTTTAACTTTTTATCAAGAAGATGAAGAAGTAAGGGTGATCATGGAAGCTACTGGTTATTACCATGAGCCTGTATTACAGCTTTTATGCGAAAGTGGATTTAAAGTATATGTCGTAAATGCATTAGTTATAAAAAAATATAACGATGCGAAGCTTCGTCAAGTAAAGACAGATAAACAAGACGCGATCAAACTGGCAGAATACTTATTAGGCAATCATTATCAACTTAGAGAGCATAAAGAGGAAGGGTTAAAATACCAAGAACTTCGATTTTATGCGAGGGAATACCATAAAAGTATGGCGATCAAAGTGAAAATAAAAAATCAGTTAACTCAGTTGATAGATAAATGCTTTCCAGGTATAAAAAAGATTTATCATAACAACATGGAAGGAACTTTATTAGATGTATTAGAGAAGTATCCAACCATAGATCATGTCTCAAGGTTGGGGCAAAAGAGGTTTAGTAATCTATTTGTAAAATGGGCTACTAAAAAGGGACATAGGATAGCAGAGAAAAAAGCCGTACAAATATATGAATTAACCCTAAAAGGTGTACAAACAGTCCCTTCATCAGAATGTGCAGAAATGATGATGAGACTGCTAATTAAGTCACTTCGAGAGCAAATCGAAATAACCACATCTATTTTAACACAGATGAAAACAATAGCAGAGTCTATTCCTGAATATGGTGTAGTAAGAGAAATGTCTGGTGTGGGAGATCGCACAGGTCCGAGACTCCTAGCAGAAATAGGAGATATTAGACGTTTTCGTTCATCAAAAGCATTAGTAGCATATGCAGGAATTGATGTATCTCCCTATCAATCTGGCCAATTTGAAGCAAGGGAACGAAAGATAACGAAAAGAGGATCAAAATATTTGAGGAAGGTTCTCTATGAAATTGTCCAAAGTTTAAAGACGGTAAAACCTACTAGAGATAGCGCTGTATATCAATATGTTTTGCGAAAGGAACTAGAAGGAAAAGCTTCAAAAAAAGCTAAGGTTGCAGGAATGAATAAGTTTCTGCGTATATATTACGCGCGGGTAATGGAGGTTTATCAACTATAGATAAATCGTGCACCTTGGTGTCTTGAAAAATAAAAATGTAAAAAAGCCGTACTTGCGTACGGTTATTTGCGTTGGGGTGATATCCATGTGAAAAAAATATATTTTTTATTAATTTTTATCTTGAAAATAATTAGTAGGTTTTATTTTGCACAAAATACGGCTTTGAGTAAAAATTCAATTCATAGATCAGGAGAAGTGACTTCGCTTCTCTTTTTATTTTGAGGAGATGATCAGTGTGAAACGAATAGTAGACCAAGCAATTTATGAAAAGCATGTTAGCCAAGAAAACAAAAACCTAGTCAAAGATTTTCTAATTGAAAAGAAATCACAAGGGAAAGCGGCAAGCACTTTACAGCAATATCATTGGGATTTACGAATTATTTTGTTTCTATTACATCAACACTTCGAAAATAAAAATCTAATTGAATTAACACGTAAGGATATTCGAAACTTATCTATTATTTTTCAAGAGCTGGGAATGTCTAATGCGCGTGTAAATGGACTGATGAGTGCATTAAGGTCCGCGTTAGAGTTTTGTGCGGATGATGACGACTATAATTATGAATTTAATGTAGGTTCACGGGTTAGAGGATTACCTAAGAATCCAGTCAGAGAAATCACTTTTATAACTGAAGAACAAATTGAGTGGTTAATCGATGAATTACTTGAACAAGAGAAATATATGTTAGCAACCTATTTAGCGCTTTCTTATTACAGTGCAGCAAGGAAGAATGAGGTCTACCAAGTTCAAAAAGAAGAACTGACAGAACGTTACTTTACAAACGTAGTACGTGGTAAGCGAGGTAAGAAATTTAGATTGTATTACAATCCCCGAGTACAGAAATGTATTCGTTTATATATAGAACAGCGTGGTAAAGATACTATTCCAGATTTGTTCGTACGAGTTTATAAGAATGGTGAGCGAAAACTTTTAAATAAGAGTGCATTTAATTACTGGTGCAAGATATTCGCTAAGATGCTATGCGAAAAAGAAGGTAAGGAATATAAAATTAATCCTCATTGTTTTCGTCATAGCAGATTAGATAATTTAAAAGTGCAAGGTGTACCACTAGAAAAATTAAAATCACTTGCAAATCATTCGGATATTTCAACAACACAATCCTATTTAAAAGACAGGAGCGAAGAGGATATTGCAGATATTTTCGGAATGGATCCAAGTTGCTTTGCAGCTTAAAGGGAGGCTTAATAAATGCCAGAACAAAAACATGATGACTTTAAGGAATTACTAGTTGGATTAACAAGGGTGGAAACTAAGCTAGATACACTCGGCAATGTTAAGGATGTTGCAATTGAAGCGCAACAGTCAGCGAAAAGTGCTCATTTGAGGATTGACCGATTAGATAAATTAGTATTTTGGATTGGTACTACAGTAGTCGGAGCTATTATCACGGGTGGGATAATGGCTCTTTTTAAATTTGCAGGGAAGTGATCGTATATACGGTCACTTTTTTTATTGGAGGGAGGTGAGAAAATGAAAAACTTTGATGCAGCTTCAATTAGTCGTTATGTCGTACTAGTAATTGCTGTGATAAATAGTGTCTTAAATCTTGTGGGATACCAAACGATTGATGACAAAATTACAAACGATTTAGTGGCAGTAATTACAGGAGCTTTCACTCTATATATGGCATGGAAGAATAACTATTTAAGCAATAAAGGATTACAACAAAAAGATGTATTAGAAAAAAATAACTTACACTAAAAGGAGATGTTGAACAATGGGTTGTTTCGCAGGATCAGGTGGTCATAATAGTATCGTACAAGGTGCAAATAGCGTTTATGGGAAAGAACATGTGGAGGATAGAAGGTTTCTTGACGCAGTTGCTAAATATGTACAAGCAGCTGGATGGAAGTATGTGAATTGTTCTGATGAGGTTGGAACGACAAAAGCAGCAGTTTGGAGTAATGCAGCAAATAACCATTTACGTGTAGCAGATAGTGATGTAGATTTACAGTTTCATTTAAATGCCACTCCAGGCGGTACAGGTTGTGAAGTGTGGTTACATCCTTCATACGGAAATAGAGAATTGGCGGCAAAGATTTCAAAAGCAATGGCTGATGCATTTGGATTGAGAGACCGAGGTATTAAATTAACAACAGATTTAGGATGGATTAATAAAACTAAGACTGGATTACTCCCTGAAATTTGCTTTATCGATAATGAAACAGATATGCAAAAATACCGTGCTAACTTTGATAAGGCAGCTAAAGCGGTAGCTGAGGTTATTGTTGGCAAAACAATTCAATCAAGTACAAATAATGGAGAGGTGGAGATCACAGTGAATAAATTTAATAAAGTTGTTACGTATGAATTTGGAACAGCGTTAGTACCAGAAATGTTAGGAATGATGGATTCTTTAGGATATGAATCTCGTATTATTTCTGGTGGGGACAAGCAAGGTCTAGTTAGATTTGAGACAAATTACCGCCAAGGGAATGAATTAGATCGAGCAACAGCATGGTTAGATGCGAAAGGACTTAAATACTTCTATACAAAAGAATAGTTTGATTAACAAAAAAGCCGTCATGTGACGGCTTTTTTTATTGTTCAATTACTGTTGCACTAATTTTAGGCATTCCTGTTTTATCTTTTTCATCATAGGCGCCATAAATCGTTACTGTTGCACCTTTAGATATTTTTAGCCCGCTTTTGAGTGTTATTTCATTTTCATTTGATTGCACACCACTTTGTGCAATTTGAATAGTGTACATACCTTTTCCATCATTTTCATTTGTACTTAAGACAAAAGAAGGTAACGCTGAAGATTTTAATAATAAATCTACCGTTCCCGTAGCTTTAAGCCTTTTTCCTTTTTCGTATTGACCTCCATTTGCTTTAACAAAACTAACTTCTTCAGCATCTTGCTTTATCTTCTTATTTAATTCATCCTGAGATGTTAAATCTTTTTTAGTTTCTGGTTGGGATTTGACGTTTGCTTTTTCGCTTGATTCACTTTGTTTAGAAGAATCACAAGCTGTGAGACCTAACAATAAGGTACTTCCAATGCAAATACCTATAAGTTTTTTATACATTTTCATTATCCCCCTCTATATCCTCTATCCAAATTTCTTCCATGTGTAATTTTAATTCTTTTGCAATTTTGTAAGCCGTAAGAAAACTAGGGAGCGTCGTATTATTAACAAGTGAGCTCATTGTAGTTTGACTAATTCCAATAAGTTTTGAAAATTCCTTTTGACGTATTTCCCTTTCAGCAAAAATAATACGAAGTTTACATTTTAATCGCACAATATCACCTCTTTAATTATATACAATTCGCATATGGAAATGTGTCCTCCTTTAATTTAATCAACGAATATTTAGAAAAATTTAAATGGACAGGCAATATAGCCCCTTCTAAGTCATATACCTATATCAAGACCACGAGGAACACCAAGTGGGATCGAGGACAACAAGAGGGGAGAGGGCGCGCATGCGTTGGCAATATTCACACTTAAATGAAACGCCTTACCTGTATCCATCAAAAGAATTAAGAAGTATGTATAGAAATTCCGATGGCAAGAAAGAAACAAATGCAATTATGGACCACATGGAAAGACATGAGGTTTTTGATAATCGTGAGTACAGAGGTTATTACCGTTTGTCAAAAGATATAATGGATGATTTATATGAAGATGAGGATGAAGTGCTTGAGTGGGGAGATGTCATTAATGAGTATCAACCGGTTATGACACCGAAGGGATTACAACTCATTCGAAAAGAGGGATTCAAATGACAATCGTAGGAGAAGCAGTAGTAGTATGGACGGCAACAGGCTTGTCAGTTATTACGATGAAGGTTGCAAAGAAAATGGGTCAGAGTGTTCCATATTGGCTTCCACGTATGACCATGTACACAACGCTCACAGGCTCGTTCTTGTATCTTCTACGATATGTTCTCTTTGCGTTTCTATAAAGGAAGAGAGTTATGGAATTTGAGTCGCTAGGGCTAACAACGAAACTCCCTTGTACGAACGATGTTTACTTGCGAGGGAGTTTTATACCCAATTAAGGGTATAAAAAGGGGGAGAAAAATGATCGAATTATTATTGGTGCCAGCTGCAGGTTTAACAGTCGCATTGTTCGGTGATAAGTTCAAACGTAAAGATGATGATAAGCGAAAGATACAAGTGTTCTTTGAGGTATCTGGAATTGCTATAAAGAGAGAAGACAAATTGCATTATCCGAAGTTTCAAAAGCAAGTCGATGATGATCGAAGCACAACTTTTATTTATACCTTGCCCGTTGGAATGCCAAGTAAAATTATTCAAAAGGTCGAGGATGTTGTAAGTGAAGGATTAAATAAGCCTGTTCGAATTCAATATGATAATTACAGATTGAATATTCGTGTATTCCATAAAGAAATACCGAAGAAATGGGATTGGTCTACACGATTAGTGACAAAAGGAAAATGGCGTGTACCGATTGGCCAGAGTTTAGAAAGGATTATGTATCATGATTTCGATGAAACGCCACATATGGCAATTGGCGGGTTAATCCGTATGGGGAAAACAGTGTTTTTAAAGAATATGTTTACTACCTTATCATTAGCTAATCCTGATCATGCACATTTTTATTTAATTGATCTGAAAGAAGAAGGATTGGAGTTTAGTGAATATAAAAAACTGCAGCAAGTTGAAATGATAGCAGAAACACCGCAACAAGCGCATGCGATGTTAATAAAAGTCATGGAGAAGATGAGTGAGCGCGGAAAGTTCATGAAAGAGCGCGGCATTAAGAATATTGTTCATACAAAAGAAAGAAATCGGTATTTTATCGTTATCGATGAAGGTGCGGTATTAGCTCCAGCAAAAGGATTACCAAAACCGCATAATCAAATGTTAGAAGAGTGTCAATATATGATCAGTCATATTGCGCGAGTAGGTGGAGCGCTAGGTTTTCGAATTGTTTTTTGTACGCAATATCCAACTAGTGATTCGTTGCCAAGAGTCGTGAAGCAGATGTCTAATGCCAAACTAGGATTTAGATTACCTACACGTACCGCATCTGAAGTTGTAATTGATCAGCCGGGATTAGAAGTATTGCCATCCATTCCAGGAAGGGCCATTTACATGAAAGACACCTTCACTGAGTTACAAGTACCTTTTATTGAAGATGAGATTATGTGGAAACATCTTAGAGAATATGAGGTGGAGAAGGATGAGTACATTGAAACAATTGAAGAAAGAACGTCAGATGATGATACTTGCGACGATTAGAAAGCTGCAGTTTGCCACCAGACGGCATTTAATGTGTGTGCATAATATGGGTGGTATACGGAATGCAAATCGTATTATGAAAGACTTAACGCCTTTTATTAGTCGTGTTACTTACTATAAAGAATATGTTTACTACTTAAATAAAGAAGGGCATGCATTACTAGGGGAAGGAAAGGTTGTTTCTAGAAATAGAATGGAGCATGCGATATTGAGAAATGAAGCGTGGCTGCATTTATTTTGTCCTGATGATTGGCAAATAGAAACAGAAATAAAATATAGAAAAAATGGTGAGAAAAAAAGAATTATTCCTGATGTGAAGTTTCGTGATGAGGAAAGTATACTTCATGCAGTTGAAATAGATCGCTCACAGAAAATGAAAGTGAATGAAGAAAAGTTGAAAAAATATGAAGAACTCACACAAATTTATAAACAAAAGCATAACGGGAAAGTACCAGTTATTCATTTCTTTACAGTGACAAAATACAGAGAAACGAAACTGGAAGAGTTGGCAGCTAAATATGATGTTTTTGTGAAGGTTTATGTAATAGAAGAATTTTAA